AAAAAGAAAAGTTTGGTGGGAAAGGTAAAAAAGGTGATAGAAAAAACTCAATAACTTATAAAGGTAATAGAGTTTTAATGAAAGCATCACCAGAAAAAAAGGCGGCTGCTAAAGCTAAAGCTATTAAAGGTGGTATGCCACAAGACGTAGCTAACAGAGTATTTAAAATGCAAATGGGTAGCAAATCTATGAACAATTCTGATAGCACATTTTCTATGTACTCTGAAAAAGTAATGCGAATGTCACCATTATTTGCACACGAGCCAGGTCATCCAGCTGACCCTAAAGATAAATTACATAGTTATACACAAACAAATACAACTACTTCAAGAACAGGCGCAACTGGTTCTGGTAGCAATATGCAAAAGAAAAGTACAAGTAATTTATCTAACTACCAAAGTGGATTAAAAGATTTAGGCCCTGACTTTAAACCTACAGCAGCTCAAACAGCAGCAGCAAATAAAAAAGTTGCAGAACTTAAAAAGAAAGATGCTGACGCTGCAGAATTTAATAAAAACATATCTAAATCTTCTGGAGGTAGTGTAAAAACAAATGTTGAGACAAAAACCAAAACTCTTGGTACACAAACTCAAAAAGATATACTAAAAGAAGGTACAGAGTTTAAATCAAATAGAAAATCAAAAGTACAAGCTGAAAGAGGTGCAGCAATGGATAGAGCTCAAAAAGATAGTATTACATCTGCTCAGAATTATATTAAAAATGTACAAAAACGTAGAAAAGTAACTCAAAAGGATTTGGAGTTTGCTGCTAGAGCTGGAGATAGAGCGGGTAGATATAGTATGAGTAAGGCAAAAGGCGAAGGAGGAAACGTATTATTTGATAAAGCAGATACACAAAGCGCTTTTGGTGGCCAATCTATTACTAATAGACCGCCTCACGGCAAGTCCCTGACTAAAAAGCAGCAGGAAAGATATAACAAAAAACATGGTAAATTAAAAACATTAGGTTATAAAAGTACTGGTTCACTTGGTCAAGTACCTAAGATTAGTGATATACAAATGAGAATACCTGATAAAGCACTTAAATATTATAATAGAAAAAAATAATGTCAAAACCAAAGAAAAAGTTTGCGGAAACTACCGTAGGTAAACTTTTGTTTGGTGCAGCTTCAATAGCAAACCCAGCATTGGGAAACGTGCTTAAAGGAGTAACGTCACCTGCAGAAGCTATAGCCGCAATTGGCAAATCAGACGCTAGTAGCGATGATAAAATAAAATTACAACAACTTATATACGAACAGCAAAATAAAGAAATGGAAGCAATAACGTCTAGGTGGATGGCGGATTCTCAATCTGATTCCTGGCTTTCGAAGAATGTACGTCCTCTAGTTTTAGTATGGTGTATTGTAGTATTTTCTTTTGCTGGTATACTTGACAGCGTTGACTCAGTACCTTTCCATATAAATGAAGTATGGAACGATACATTTGAAAAAGTTATGATGGCTGTTGTCCTCGCGTACTTCGGTGGGCGTAGTGGAGAAAAGGTTACAAGTATATTTAAAAAATAAAACTAAATGGCTAGATTAACCACGTATACTAACGATGATAATATAAGCGATAATGATAAATTATTAGGAACTGATACGTCAGGTGAAACTAGAAACTTTAAAATGATTGATGTGGCTTCTTATGTAAAATCAAAAGACCACTTTACTCATAATCAAACTAACGCATCTACAACTTGGACGATCGCACATAACTTAAATAAATTCCCTAGTGTTAGTATAAAATTTTCAAGCAGTGATAATGTTTATACTAATGTCGGCGCACTTGGTGGAGTAACATATACCGACGCAAATAATTTAACAATAACTCTCGCGGCTGCCGAAAGCGGTTACGCATACTTAAACTAAAAAAAAAATGGCAATACCTATTTTAAATCACTTAGATCTAAGAAGTTCAGGAGAGCTGCGAAATGCTTTACTCCACAAAACAACAGAAGCTTCTGCGTCTAATGTGGAAGGAAAAATTATTTACGACACAGGCGTAGATAAAGTAAAATTTTATAACGGTTCCAGTTGGCAAACACTTGGGACATCAGAAGCAACTGGAGACATCGAAGGCGTAACAGCTGGAGTTGGTTTATCCGGTGGTGGAACATCAGGAACAGTTTCTTTAGCAATTGATTTATCAGAATTTTCAGCAGTAACACCTGCAAGTGGAGATTCTTTTCTTACTTTAGATTCTGACGGATCAACAGAACAATTAACAACTGTATCTGCATTACAATCATATATGCAGAGTAACTTAACGTTTACATCTGATACAAATTTAACTGAAGAAGAAGTTGAAGATTTTGTAGGAGGAATGGTAACTGGTAATACTGAAACAGGTATTACAGTAACTTATGAAGATTCTGACGGCACCTTAGACTTTGTTATAGCAGATTCTGATTTCGCTTTAACAGGTGATGTAACTGGTTCAGCAACACAAACAGCTAAAGGTAATGTATCTATAGCTACAACAATTGGTGCAGGAACTGTTCATCATGCAATGTTAAGCGATGATATTATTTCTGGTCAAGACGCTTTAACTTCAGGTTTAGCAAGTACAGATGAATTTGCAATTAGCGATGCTGGTACTGTTAAAAGAATGGATGTTAGTGTTCTTCAATCATATTTACAATCTAATTTAACATTTACTACTAATACAGATAATAATGTTAACAATGCAAACTTATTAACTGCTCTTGCTGCTTTAGAATCTTCTGGTGGTGCTTCAAATGAAAACATTACAATTGGTACTGATAGTGGCGATACAATAGTAATAACTGGTAACTTACAAGTTTCAGGTACTACTACAACAGTTAACTCAACTACAGTAAATCTTAATGATCATAATATAGTACTTGATAGTGGCAACAGTACATCAGCAGTTATTGATGGTGCTGGTATTACACTTGAAGGTGGTTCTGGTGATGATGCTACATTTACTTATAACGCTTCAACAAATGCGTTTGACTTTAAATTAGGATCTTCATTTGAAGATATTAAAGCTGCTAAGTTTACAGGTACTGAATTAGATATATCAGGTGATGTAGATATTGATGGTACTTTAGAAGCTGACGCAATAACAGTTAATGGATCTACTTTACAAGTAGTTGTTGAGGATCATGTTGGTGCAATGCTTGATGGTACTGAAACTGGTATTAGTGTTTCTTATGACTCTAGTAATAACAATTTAGATTTTGTAGTATCTGATACAACTGTAGCAGGTGATTCAGGTTCAACTGGTATAACTCCAGGTGACACACTTACAATTGCTGGTGGTTCAAATGTTACAACTTCAATGTCAGGTGATACGCTTACAATCGCTGCAACTGACACAAACACTCAATTATCTATAGCTTCAGCTGCTGAAGTACAAACAGGAACTAACAATACAAAAGCTGTTAGCCCTGATAGTTTAGCTGCTAAATCTGTACATGCTACAATTGATGTTTCCGATTCAAACTTTACATCTAACCTATATGCTGAGATTACTCATTCGTTAGGTACTGAAGATGTAATTGTTCAATTATTTGATTCTAGTTCAAAAGAGCAAGTATATGCTGATGTAGCTAGAACAGATAAATCTGATTCCGCATCAACAAGTAAAATTAAAGTGAGCTTTGCGGCTGCTCCTTCAAACGATATAGAAGTTTTAATTACTTCAATCAAAGGATCAACTGCTGGAAGTGTAGCTTATAACTAATAATCATTAAAATACGGCGGTGCGAAAGCACCGTCAGTATTTATTTAAATATATTTATATGGCATTGTTTTCTTTAAGCATAGAACAACCTTTTGTAGATATTACTGCTTCAAGTAATACACATACGGTAGATTTTTCTAAACCAGGAAATAATTATAAGATAACTGCTAATAATGCTACTAACACTATTGCATTTAGTAATTTATCAAATGATTTACAGGGTAAATCTGGTAATATACTTATAACTAATCCTGCTAGTGTTGGTTCATTAGGATGGGCTGCATTACCTGCAACATCTTATACACCGGGAGGAGGAACAATATCTTTCGATACAACTGCTAATAAACAAGCTGTTTTATCTTACTTAATAGTATCTTCAAGTATTGTATTAATTAATTATGTAGGAGACTTTGGTAGTTATCCTCAATAAAATTTAGTCAGAATGAGGTGGCTCTGGAACAGAATAGATTTTTGGAATACGGCAACAACCAGGGGAACAAGCAGAAGTACAAGTAAATCAACAAGTACATCTAAATCAACTAGTACTGTTTACGAAACTTCTAAATCAACTACAACTACTTTCGCAACTAGCAGATCTACTACCACAACATTTGCAACTAGTAAATCCACTACTACAACTTTTGAAACTTCAAAAAGTACAACCACTACCTTTAATACAACAAGAAGTACAACTACTACCTTTAATACTTCTCAAAGTACAACAACAACTTTCAATACAAGTACTGCAACAGTAACAGTTTATAACACTAGTACTGCAACTACTAGATCTACTACTACTACATTTTCAACAAGTAAATCTACAACTACAGTATATAATACTAGTACTAGTACGATAACTGTTTTTAATACTTCTACCGCAACATCTAAGACTACTACGACTACGTTTTCTACGTCTAAATCTACTACTACCACATTTAATACAAGTACAACTACGTCAACTAGTAGAACCACTACAATATCAACGTCAAGAAGTACCACGACTACGTTTGCTACAAGCAGGAATACTACTGAAACAAGAAATACAACAACCACGTATACTACAAGTACTACATTTAATACTAGCACAACAACTACAACTGAGTATACAACAACATTTAGTACTTCAAGAAGTACAACAACAACATTTAGCACCAGTAGATCAACACAGGAAACTAGAAGTACATCTAGGTCTACAACTACAGCTTATACGACAACTTTTGCAACGTCAAGGAATACAACTGAGTCTAGAAGTACAACAACTGTTTATAATACAACGACAACATATGAAACTAGTAAGTCTACTACTACTAGTAGGACTACAACCATTTCAACCACAAGGTCTACAACAACAACATTTTCAACTAGTAAAAATACAACTGAAAGTAGAAACACAACAACAGCTTATGTTGTTACTACAACTTTTAATACCAGTACGGCAACAACAACAACATATACAACTACTTTCCCAACTAGTAGAACGACAACTTATAATACATCAACTACTACAAGTAAGTCTACTACAACTACGTTTGGAACTAGTAAAAGTACAACAACCACTTATAATACAACAACAGAATATACGACTACATTTGGTACGAGTAGAGTGACTAGTAGAACAACCACATTTAATACTAGTAGATCAACTACAACGACTTATGGTACGAACAGAACTACTTCTACTTCGTTCCCTACAGGAACAATTTATAATACAACAACAACGTATAATACAAGTAAAGGTACTTCGGAAAGCAGAAGTACAACAACAGTTTATATTACACAAACAACTTATGCTACTAGTAAAAGTACAGGTGAAAGCAGAAGTACAACAACAGCTTACAATACAACTACCACATATAATACAAGCAGAAGCACGGGCACAAGTAGATCAACAAATACAAGCAAAAGTACAAATACAACAACAGTATATTCAACAGCTGCTTCGTTAACAGCATTTAGTTCTACAAGCAGTTCTAGTGAAAGTTTTGTTTGTTTTGAATTTATTGCAAATACATATTATGGAACAAATGTATCAGGAGGTGTGCCACAAGCTGGTTCAAATGTATATGCAATAAACAATACGAGTTTCCCACTTTCTGATGGTTGGTATGGAGCAACAAGTGCATCTGGATTTGCACCAGATACTAAGTTTAGAATTACAAGTAGTACTGGTTATGTTGCTACCGTTTCTGGATGTTCAGGCGGATTTTCAGATAGAAGACTTAAGAAAAATATTAGACAATATGGTAAATCAATTAATGGTATAAATATATACTTGTTTGAATTTATAGATGAAAAATATGGTAAAGGAGTATATCAAGGTGTTATGGCAGATGAAATTGAACATATAGATGGTGCTGTTATTGAAAGAAATGGTTATAAATGGGTTGATTATAGTATGAAAGAAATAGATGTAGAATTTAAAAAAATATAATATGGGAGTTTATTTTAACGAAGAATTAATACCTGATAAAGACGCTACAAATTTTATTGTTCAGAGAGTAACTAAACAAAGTAGTGCTACAGAAAGTTATACAATGGCTGCTTATTCTAAAAAAAATGATCCTATATTTTTAAAGTATAATCATACAAAAGAAGCAGAAATATTTGTAGGTGACTGCGATACATGCGGATGGGAGTTAACTAAAGCTCAATATGATAATGCTACTTGGGGAGATATATTGTATTTAGGATTACACATAGGTGTAGTGCCAGATTATATATATAAAAATAAATCAGTTAGTTCGCTTGATGTGATTGAAGGTAATGATGAGCTTATTAGTTATGTAACATGGATAGACAATAATATAAATATTATAAATCACAATCCTTGGAACTATCAGCCTTCCAAAACATACGATATAATTATATGTGACTTATGGGCAGAAACAGATGACATAACACAAGATAATAAAACAAATTTAGTTAATAATTATAATAGCCATTTAAAAAATGGTGGTAAAATAATAATACCTATAACAGGTGAAACAATAAATTAAAATGCCAAACACTAGTAGAAGTACGTCAACAACTACGGTATATGCTACAATTACCAGCTATAACACTACTACGACTTTTAATACATCTAAGTCTACTGGTGAGAGCCGTAGTACAACAACGGCATATAATACTACTACTACATATAATACAAGTAAAACAACAGGTGAAAGTAGATCAACAACTACCGTTTATAATACCACTACAACTTATAATACATCTAAAACAACTGAAGAAAGTAGAAATACTACAACATCTAGGAACACTACAACTACTTTTAATACTAGTACAGCAACTACAACAACATTTGCTACAAGTAAAACTACAGAATATACGACATATTTTAATACTAGTAGAGTAACATCTAAAAGTACAGCAACAACAAGAAGTACAACAACCTCTTTTAATACTACAAATTCTACTACAACCGTATATACTACAACATTTGCAACTAGTAGAACTACAACATTTAACACAAGTAGAACAACAAGTAAAAGTACTACTACCACATTTGCTACTTCTAGAAATACAACTCATACAAGAACAACAACTACGGTATATACAACATCAACTGTATTTAACACTAGTACAAGCACAGTTACCACTTTTAATACTAGTACTGTAACTGTATTTTCAACTACTACAGTTTATAACACAAGTAGGACAACGGAAGAACAAAGAAGTACAACAACAACATATACAACGTCAACTACGTTTAACACCAGCACTGTAACATCAAAAAGCACTACAACAACATTTAATACAACGTATGCCACTACAACTGTATTTAATACAAGTACTTCTACAACAACAACTTTTAACACCAGCAGGGTAACATCTAAAAGTACAACAACTACTTTTGAAACTAGTAAAAATACAATAGAACAAAGAACTACTGAAACTATATATACTACTTCAACAACATTTAATACAAGTACATCAACTACTACAGTGTTTAATACAAGTACCGTAACAGTATTTACCACAACTACAGCATATGAAACAACAAGGTCAACAACCACGACTTTTAATACGACTAGAGATACTACTACAAGTTTTGGTACTACTGTGCCAACAAGTATAAGTACGTCTACAACATATGAAACAAGTAAAAGTACTACTACAACATTTAATACAAGTAAAAGTACTACTACAACTTTTAATACAACTGTAAGTACAAGTAGAAGTACTACCACAACTTTTGCAACAACAAGAAGTACTACCACAACGTTTTCAACATCAAAATCAACAACAACAACGTTTAATACTAGTACTACAACAACGACAGTTTATAATACGTCGCAGTCAACAACTACGCAATACAATACATCAACGTCAACTGTAACTGCTTATAATACAAGCACAACTACAACGACAGTTTATGAAACTTCTAAATCGACTACTACGACGTTTAATACAACTACAGTTTATACAACTTCTTTTAATACAACAGTGCAAACGCAAACAACTTGGTATAGTCCTTCGACAGTAGCTGGGCAGCCAGGAAGTACGGTGCATCATCCGAGAAGTTAGTATTGAATAAAAGCATGTAATTAATATATTATACAAATTTAAATTTAATTTTATGGAAATGTTTAATGAAACGGAGCTAAATAAACGTATAGGTCCGTTAAAAAAATCTAAAGGTTTATATAACCTAGAAGCAGTCGAGGGTTATGTAATAAGAAAATGTGGAGAACATGGCTTAGAACATAGCTATGATGTTATGGCAGAAGAAATGCCTTATTTCAAAACATTAGCATATACAGAATATGCGGGATGCTTTTATCTTCAACCTTTAAATTATAAACTAAGAAATGAACAAATGATAGATGCTGCTGCTTCAAGTGGCGATGAAATTGTTGATTATTCTTCTTGGCTTATAAATAGAATTGTAGATGATAAAGCTAATAAATATACAGAAAGGAAGCAGGTGTATGACAAATATCCGCCTAAGGATTATTTAGTTGTATTACCTGGGTCTAATAAAGTTCGTGAAAACGTATGCTTGAATAGATTAAAGTATATTAAAAGATTGCATGGTGATAATATTTATTTTAAACCACATCCAATAACAACACATCAAATAATTGGTGAGTTAAAAGATTTTTTTGGTGAAGAAAATATATTACCTAGAGACATAAACATGTATTACTATTTGCAAAAAGCAAAAGGTATTTATACGACACATATCAGCGAAAGTTGTATATATGGCGTAGTTACTGGCAAAGTAACAGAACCTATAGATGTATGGAACAATATACAAAGAGGTTCTTTTTATTGTATTAATAATCACTTATTAGCAAATCAATCAGACGCTAAAAAGTATATTAATAAAACTTTTTCTAACTATAAATCTGGTATTATAAATCCAGAGGTAGATAAAGATTGGAAAAAGAAAGTTGATATGTATATAGAATACATATGTAAAAAAAGAGAAGTCTATAAAAATTGGTTTATAGAAGATAAAAAATAATTAAATTAAATAATATGAGCACTACTTATAAAAAGAAAGCACCAGTTGCTAAAAAAGTAACTAAAGAAGAATTAAAACAATTACAAGAATTTGTTGCAAAATTAAATAATGGAGCAATGCAAGTTGGTAATTTAGAATTACAAAAAGATTCTATATTAAAATCAATTGATTTAGTGAGAGGTGATCTTACGCAATTTCAAATTGGTTTAAAAGAAAAATACGGTGATGTTAAAGTTGACATTGAAACTGGTAAAATAAATGTAAATATAATTGAATAAACATGTCTCTCGTAAGAAAAATAAGTGTAGGAAGAGATTATAAAAATGATGCAATGCATTATTCTGTTGGCCAAGAAGTATATGGCGGTCACACTATATGTGATATAATAGAACAAGAAGACAAGTTTTCTATCTTTATAAAAAAAGGTAAAGAAGTTTTACCTTGGAAAGATTTTAATAAAAACATGGCTATTGCAGTAGAATATAATTTAGAATACTAATGCAAAGTGTATTTGATTTTATAATCAAACCTAAAAATAAAAGATATAATAATACTAAACAAATCGGTGATTCAGAGTTACTATTAAATTCAGAAATCTCTGATCATCGATATGTTAGTCGTAACGGAATAGTTATTAGTATACCTAAAAAAGAAAATACAGAAATAAAAAAAGGTGATGAAGTTATATTGCATCACAATGTTTTTAGAAGATGGTATGACGTTAGAGGTGTAGAAAGAAATAGCAGAAGCTATTGGAAAGAAGATAAATATTTTGTAAAATTAGATCAAATATTTTTATATAAACGAAATAATAAATGGCACGCCCCAAAAGGATATTGTTTTGTTAAACCAATTAAATCTAATAATATAATTGAAAAAGAAGTTCCTTTTAAAGGTATTATAAAATATGTTGATAAAGAACTTAAAGATATTAATAAAGAAGATTTAGTTGGATTTACACCGGGTAGTGAGTATGAATTCATTATTGACGGTGAAAGATTATATAGAGTGCCTACTAATTCAATATCTATTAAGTATGAACGTAGAGGAAACGAAGAAGAATATAATCCAAGCTGGACATAGAGCTGTTAAAGAACTTATAAAAGTTGCAAAAGAACCTATAGTTGAAACTGAAGATGATGTTTCAGCTGACAGATTAAAAAACGCAGCCGCAACAAAAAAGCTAGCTATATTCGATGCTTTTGAGATACTACATCGTATAGAAGAAGAGAAAGCATTATTAGAAGGTAAAACTATTGAACAAAAGCAAGATACATTTAAAGGTTTTGCAGAAAAAAGATCTAAATAATGTATAAGCAAAGTTTATATAAGGTAATAGAACCTGTTAGAATAAACACAATAAAAAGATTAAATAAATCTAAAAAGTGGAAATATGGATATAATAAAGAACAAGATATTATTGTTATATCAAAAACTGGTGAAATTGGTGAAATATATGAAATCCAAAATTTACGTATTGCTTTACCTAAACCCCAAAGCGTTTGTAAAAAGCATAATAAGTGGATTGCAGAAGATTATCCAAAAGAACTTCAAAAAATAAAAACTATATTTGACTGGAAAGATTTACCAGTTAATATTCAAAACAAGTGGCATAACTATATAGATGAAGAGTTTACTAAAAGAGAACAAGGGCATTGGTTCCGTAACAAAGGTGTTGACACTTATATTACTGGGGCTCATTACATGTACTTGCAGTGGACCAAGATTGATGTTGGCAGGCCAGAATTTAGGGAAGCAAATAGATTATTCTTCATTTTCTGGGAAGCCTGTAAAGCAGACAACAGATGTTATGGAATGTGCTATCTTAAAAATCGTAGATCAGGATTTAGCTTTATGGCCTCATCAGAGACAGTTAATCTCGCTACGATTAGTTCAGACTCACGATACGGAATATTGTCCAAATCTGGTGCAGATGCAAAAAAAATGTTCACAGATAAAGTGGTACCAATATCAATCAACTATCCTTTCTTTTTTAAACCGATACAGGATGGAATGGATAGGCCCAAAACCGAATTGGCATATCGTGTACCGGCCGCAAAGTTTACTAGAAAAAAGTTACTCGCGAACCAAAGGACCGAGGAGCTCGCGGGACTCGATACAACAATTGACTGGAAAAACACAGGGGACAACTCTTATGACGGGGAAAAACTTGCGTTACTTGTCCACGATGAAGCAGGTAAATGGGAACGACCAGAAAACATCCTCAACAACTGGAGGGTTACGAAAACCACGTTAAGATTAGGTAGTAGAGTAATAGGTAAATGTATGATGGGTTCAACATCTAATGCTTTAGATAAAGGTGGTGAAAACTTTAAAAAATTATACAATGATTCCGACGTTACAAAAAGAAACCGCAACGGGCAGACTCGTTCGGGACTCTATAGTTTGTTCATTCCTATGGAATGGAATTTCGAAGGATTCATTGATTCTTATGGATTACCTGTATTCGATACACCAGAAAAACCAGTTGAAGATAACTATGGATCAGTTATTGATGTTGGAGTTATCGCACACTGGGAAAATGAAGTTGAAGGCTTAAAGGGCGATGGAGACGGCTTAAATGAATTTTATAGGCAATTTCCAAGAACTGAAGAGCATGCTTTTAGAGATGAAACAAAAAATAGTATATTTAACTTAGCTAAAATTTACGAACAAATTGATTACAATGATGATGTGCTTGGAGAAGCTACAGTTACAACTGGATCGTTTTCTTGGCAAAACGGTATTAAAGACACGAAAGTGCAGTTTACGCCAAACCCTAACGGAAGATTTAAAATCAGCTGGGTTCCGGATGTAAATCAACAAAATAATGTTATAACTAAAAATGGAATTAAATATCCTGGTAATGAACATATGGGAGCCTTTGGCTGTGATAGCTATGATATATCAGGAACTACCGACGGTAAAGGATCTAAAGGAGCTTTACACGGTCTTACAAAATTTAGTATGGAAAATGCGCCTGCAAATATGTTCTTTCTTGAATATATAGCTAGGCCACAAACAGCAGAAATGTTTTTTGAAGATGTATTAATGGCATTAGTATTTTACGGTATGCCAATACTTGCAGAAAATAATAAACCAAGATTACTATATTATTTAAAAAGAAGAGGCTATAGAGGTTACTCAATGAATAGACCTGATAAAGCTTGGAAAAAACTTTCTGTTGCAGAAAAAGAAATTGGAGGAATACCTAACTCCAGCGAAGATATAAGACAAGCACACGCTGCTGCTATTGAAACTTATATTAACGAATATGTAGGTATAAAACCTGATGGCGATTTTGGTAATGTGTATTTTAATACAACATTAAATGATTGGGCTAAGTTCGATATAAATAGAAGAACTAGATTTGATGCAGCTATCAGTTCAGGTTTAGCAATTATGGCGTGTAATAAAAATAAATATAGGCCTCATGCTATAAGAGAAAAATCAAAAGTTAATATAAGCTTTTCAAGATACGAAAACAAAGGAACTATATCAAAAATAATAAAAAATTATGGCTGAATCAGTTATTAAAAGTTATTTCCCAAGCCAAACGGTTAGCGATGATGAAAAACTATCTCAGGAATATGGCCTGCAGGTAGCAAGATCTATTGAGAACGAATGGTTTAAAAAAGATCGTGGCCAAAACAGATTTTTTGTAAATCAAAATAATTATCATAAATTAAAATTATACGCTAGAGGAGAACAAAGTATACAAAAATATAAAGATGAATTATCTATCAATGGTGATTTATCTTATCTTAATTTAGACTGGAAGCCAGTGCCTATCATACCTAAGTTCGTAGACATAGTTGTAAATGGTATTGCAGAAAGAACTTATGATATAAAAGCATATTCGCAAGATCCTTATGGTGTTGAAAAAAGAACTCAGTATATGGATGCGATTTTGTCTGATATGATGACAAGAGAAATATCAGATTTTGCAGATGAACAATTTGGTATAAATATATATAATTCTCCTGCTGATGAATTACCTGAAAACGAAGAAGAATTACAATTACACATGCAGCTTAGTTATAAGCAATCTATTGAAATAGCAGAAGAACAGGCAATACAAACAATATTAAATCAAAATAATTATGAAAATATAAAGAAGAGATTATTTTATGATTTAACTGTTTTAGGTATTGGATGTGTTAAAAATACATTTACACAATCAGAAGGTATAAAAATTGATTATGTTGATCCAGCAAATATTGTATATTCATATACAGATTCACCTTATTTTGATGATATATATTATATAGGTGAAATAAAAAATATACCTATAAATGAATTGAAAATGCAATTTCCTGATTTAACTGATGAGGATTTAGCAAATATTAGCCAACAAGGTGCTCAGGATTATAATGTATATAATAAATTTAATGCACAAATAGATAATAAAGATAACAATACTGTTCAAGTTATGTACTTTAATTATAAAACTTATATGAATGAAGTATATAAAGTAAAAGAAACAGCAACAGGTGCGGAAAAAATTATTAAAAAATCAGATGCTTTTAATCCACCTACAACAGAGGGGTTGAGGTTCGAGCGTATAGCAAAAAATATAGAAGTACTTTATCAAGGAGTATATATTCCAGGAACTAAGATGTTGTTAGAATGGAAACTTTGTGATAACATGTTGAGAGAAAAAGCTGATATAAATAAAGTTAAAATGAATTATTCTCTTGTTGCACCTAGAATGTATCAAGGAAGAATTGAGTCATTAGTTAGTAGGATTACAGGTTTTGCAGATATGATTCAATTGACTCATTTAAAAATACAACAAGTATTATCAAGAATGGTACCAGACGGTGTTTACCTTGATGCTGATGGATTAGCTGAAGTTGATTTAGGTAATGGAACAAATTATAATCCGCAGGAAGCGCTTAATATGTTTTTCCAAACTGGTTCGATTATTGGTAGATCATTTACATCTGAAGGTGATATGAATCCGGGCAAAGTACCTATACAAGAAATAAGTAACAATGCCGGAACTGGAAAACTATCTGCTTTGATTAGCACTTATAATTATTACATGCAAATGATTAGAGATGCTACAGGATTAAATGAAGCAAGAGATGGTAGCACACCAGATAAAAATGCTTTAGTAGGTGTTCAAAAACTTGCAGCTGCAAATAGTAATACAGCTACAAGACATATATTACAAAGTGGATTATTTTTGACCGCAGAAACTGCAGAAAAAGTTTCACTAAGAATTGCAGATGTATTAGAATTTTCACCAACAAAAAATGCTTTTATTCAAAGTATAGGTGCTCATAATGTAGGAACACTAGAAGAGTTAACAGAACTTTATATGCACGACTTTGGTATATTTTTAGAATTAGCTCCCGATGAAGAAGAAAAGCAAATGTTAGAAAACAATATACAAGTTGCTATTGGTCAAAATAATATTGATCTTGATGATGCGATTGATGTTAGACAAGTTAAAAATGTAAAACTTGCAAATCAATTGTTAAAATTAAGAAGAAGAAAGAAACAAGAAAAAGACCAAGAGATAGCTCAACAAAATATACAAGCACAAGCACAAGCAAATGCACAAGCTCAGCAAGTAGCCGCTCAAGCTGAAGTACAAAAACAGCAAGCATTGACACAAAGCAAAATTCAATTAGAGCAAGCTAAGTCAGAAATGGAAATGCAAAAGCTACAAGCAGAAGCTGGTTTAAAGAAAGACTTAATGCAGTTAGAATTTCAAATGAATATGGCACTGCAAAAAGTAAAGTCTGACGGTGAAACACAAAAAATAAATAAAAAAGAAGACCGTAAAGACGAAAGAACAAAAATACAAGCCAGTCAACAAAGTGAGTTGATTGATCAAAGAAAGAAAGATTTACCGCCAAAAAACTTTGAATCAGCTGGCAATGATATAATGAGCGGTAATTTTGGCTTAGGTGCGTTTGAACCTAAGTAATATATAAATTGTATAATCATATAATATTTTATTATGGCTGAAGAAATTAAAGCAAAAGTTGTAGAGACTGAAGAAAAGTCAATACAAGAAAAAGAAGAGGTAGTACAAAAAAACTCGGGATTTGATGAAGAGTCCCAAATGTACAAAGTAGATTTAAGTAAACCACCTAAACAAGAAACAGATGCCGTTCAAGAGCAAAGCACAGATGAGGTTCCTGTACGCGACGAATCCGAAACTAGCGGAGGAGTACAAGAAGGAAACACCGAAGAACAAGTTGAAGAACCTTCCGGAGAAAGTACTAGCGATGTGCGGTCTGAAGAAGAAGAGGAAATACCAATAATAGAAGAAATAACCGATGAAACAGATAACCCTAACGAGGCAGGAGTGGCAGGAAGCCCTGAAATTGCCGACCCCACACCGGAACAAGAAGAAATACTACAGGAAGAAGAAACACAAGAAACAGTAGAATATCCTGAAAATATTATGGACTTAGTACAGTTCATGAATGAAACAGGTGGTACTCTTGAAGATTACGTAGCTTTAAATAAAGACTACGAAAAATTTGAACAGATGGATTTGTTACATGAGTATTATACTCAGGCAAAACCACATTTATCTGTTGATGAAATTGCATTTCTAATTGACGACAAGTTTTCATATGACGAAGAAACAGATGATGCAAAAGATATAAAAAGAAAAAAATTAGCATTTAAAGAAGAAGTTGCGCAAGCAAAAAATCATCTTGAATCTCAAAAAGCTAATTATTATAAAGAAATCAAAGCTGGGTCAAGGTTAACACCTGAAGCTCAGAAAGCTATGGACTTTTTTAATAGATATAATAAAGAAAGTGCAGAAGCAGAAAAATTAAACAAATCTCAAAGAGATGTGTTTAACACGAAAACCAATAGTTTTTTCAATGATCAGTTCAAAGGTTTTGAATATAATGTCGGCGATAAAAGATATAGGTTTAATGTGAAAAATGTAAATGAAGTAAAAGAAAATCAAAGCGACATTAATAATTTTACTAAGAAGTTCTTAGACGCCAACAATTCAATGAGTGACGCCGCTGGTTATCATAAAGCTTTATTTACTGCGATGAACTCCGACGCTATAGCTCAACATTTTTATGAACAAGGTAAAGCAGATGCTATTAAAGAATCTGTTAAGTCTGCCAAAAACATCAACATGGATCCCCGTTCAGGGCAACCAGAAGTTGAAGTTGGAGGAATAAAAGCTAGAGTTATAAGTGGAGATAGTTCTTCGGGATTAAAATTAAAACTTAAAAATTATTAAACTTTAAACTTTTAAAAAATGGCAACAAACGTTTCATTTAGCGGCCCGGCGGTCGCAGGAATAGTTAGTCCAGCCAGTCAAAAAGCGACATTGGCGTCTAACTACCTAAACTTTCATTCAGGTGGAGTAAACTGGGCACAACAGTATTTACCTGAATTATATGCACAAGAAGTTGAAAGATATGGAAATAGATCTGTATCTTCTTTCTTGAGAATGGTAGGTGCTGAAATGCCTATGGCTTCTGATCAAGTTATTTGGTCTGAGCAAGGTAGATTACACCTAGCGTATAACGGTACTATTGCAACTAGCAGTGGAGCAATTACAGCAATTACTGGAATTGACTCTGGTGCAACTGAAGCTCACGCTGTGAGAAAAGGAGCTACTGTAGTAGCGGTTGTATCAGGAGTAGTATTTAAAGCTTTCGTTACAGAAGGAATTGAAACTTCAACTTCAGCTTTAAAAATTAAGCCTTACGGTGGTACAAATGTTGATAACCTTTCTGGAATAGCAGATGGTAATTTAGCAATTAAATTCTTTGTTTACGGTTCTGAATTTGGAAAAGGAGCTGCAAGTATGACTGACGCTATCGAACCTAATTTCAAATCTTTTACTAATAAGCCACTTATTATTAAAGATCACTACGAAATTTCTGGTTCTGATACAGCTCAGATCGGATGGGTAGAAGTTTCTGGAGAATCTGGACAAAGCGGTTACTTATGGTATTTAAAAGCTGAGGGTGACACAAGAGTAAGATATGAAGATTATTTAGAGATGACAATGGTTGAAGCTGAAAAAGCTGCATCAGACGTTAGTGCTGGTGTTCCTGGTGGATCTGAAGGTCTTTTATCTGCAATTGGATCAAGAGGTATTGTAGCTTCTAACCAATTTGACTCTTCAACTCCTGCAGTTGATCAATTACCTGAGTTCGATTTATTACTTAAAGAATTAGATAAGCAAGGAGCTATTGAAGAAAACATGTTATTCTTAAATAGAGATGCTAATCTATACTTTGATGATATGCTTGCTGGTTTAAATCCAAATGTTACAGGTGGTTTATCTTTCGGTGTATTTGAAAACAGCGAAGACATGGCACTTAATTTAGGATTTAACGGATTTAGAAGAGGTTCTTATGACTTCTACAAAACTGATTGGAAATATCTTAACGATAAATCTACAAGAGGTTTAGTAGGTGGATTAAGCGGTCTTATGATTCCTGCAGGTACATCTTCAGTGTATGACCAACAATTAGGTAAAAATGTAAGAAGACCTTTCTTGCATGTAAGATATAGAGCTAGCGAGGCTGATGATAGAAGAATGAAATCTTGGATTACTGGTTCAGTAGGTGGAGCATCTACAACTGGTGATGATAAGATGGAAGTTCACTACTTATCAGAAAGATGTTTAGTAGTACAAGCTGCTAACAACTTCGTTAAGTTTGACTCTTAATACTTATTTTATATAAAGGATTGGGTGCTTCGGCACCCTGCCCTTTATTTTTAACTTTTATTATATTATATCATGGAAAAAACAAAAAAACAAAAAACAGAAAAGCCTGTTGTTGAAAAACGAAGTGCTTTACCAAAAATAAGAGATAAGGTGTATGAATTAAGATTACAACAAACACCTATCGTATACATATTAAAAAGTAGAGGGTTACTTTGGTTTGATAAAGAATTAGGTTATGAAAGAGAAATCAAATATTGTGAAAATCAAAAAACAATATTTGTTGATGAAATGAAAGGACCTCAAAGATTAAACCATATTATTTTCAGAGATGGACAATTATATGTTCCAAAAGAAAAACAAACTTTACAAAAATTTTTAGATTATCATCCTGACAAAGGTTTAAAATTTGCAGAATATGACCCAGTTGAAATAGCTGAAAGTGATATTGATTATCTAGAATTAGAAATTGAAGCGTTAAATTTAGCGCAAACAGTAGAAGTGGATCACGCGGAAGCAATTTTAAGGTCTGAGGTCGGCGATAAGGTATCTAAGATGACTTCTAAGGAGCTTAAAAGAGATATATTATTATTTGCTAGAAGCAATCCAAAACTATTCTTAGAATTGGTTAAAGACGAAAACATAAATATTAGAAATTTAGGTATAAAAGCTGTTGAAGCTGGTATTATTAAGTTATCTAACGATCAAAGAACATTTATGTGGGGAACAAATGATAGAAAATTAATTACTGTTCCTTTTGATGAAAATCCATATTCGGCTTTAGCTGCATACTTTAAAACTGACGAAGGTATTGAAGTATATCAAACAGTTGAAAAGAAATTAAAGTAAGCATTTGTAGGTAAGGGCCTGCATTTGCGGGCTCTTAACCTATAATAAAAATATAATGAGTGTAAACGTAAATACAGTATACCAAAGAGTATTAGCTATAACAAATAAAGAACAGCGAGGGTATATAACTCCTCAGGAATTTAATTATCTTGCTAATCAAGCACAATTAGATATATTTGAACAATACTTTTATGATTATAATCAATTTGGCAGAATACCCGGTAATGATACTGAATATTCTGACATGCTGTCTATACTCGAAGAAAAAATAAGTATATTTGAAGTAATTGGCGCTACTGTTACAAGTGGCACAACTTTACCAACTAGCCCTGCTTTATATAGATTAGGCTCAATAGTATTTAATGGAGCTGAAGCAGAATTAATAAATCAAAAAGATTATATATTTATTACACAATCTCCACTAGCACAACCTACAAACGATTTTCCTATATATATTAGAGATAATGCAGGCGTAAAAGTTTATGGTAAAAATACTGCTGGTGCTATAGAACAAAAAACATCAGGTGTTACTTGCAATTACATAAAACAACCTGCAACAGTAAATTGGGCATATAATTCTACAACAGGTTTATATGACTCAGCAAATTCAACTAATTTTGAATTACATGAATCTGAAGAGGTAGACTTAGTTAATAATATTCTTAGTTTAGCTGGTGTATTATTAAAAGATAACAACTTATATCAAGTTGGCTCTGCAGAAGAAATGAAAAATGTTCAACAAGAAAAAGCATAATAAATGGGACTAATTAACGCAACAGAACAATCATATTACGAAGGCAACGACTACGGCGGCTATCAGTACATAAGTTTAAAAGATATTGTTAACAATTTTATGATTTCTTATGTTGGCGAAGAAAAAATTATTCCTAAAGTAAAAAGAAATAATGTATTTTTCTTTGCTCAAAGAGCATTACAAGAATTAAGCTATGACACATTAAGAAGCTCAAAATCACAAGAAATAGAAATACCTCCTTCTTTAACTATGAGCTTACCACAAGATTATGTTCAATATATAAAATTATGTTATATAGATGAAGGTGGTATTGAAAATGTTATATATCCAGCATTAAAAACTAGTGATCCCACGCCTATAGTGCAAGATGAAAGTTATAGTTATACTTTTGATAGCGATGGTAATTTGGTATTAGCTAATGAATCTGAAACATGGAAAAAATTTAAAGATAATGTAAATGGTGCTGATGTAGCTAATGATTTTTATTTAGAAGATAATAGAAGCTTTCAGGTTTTAAACGGAAGAAGATATGGTTCTGATCCACAATTTATGAATTCTAATGGTACATTTTATATAAATCAAACCACTGGTAAAATTCATTTTTCTGCTAATTTAAAAAATCAAATTATTACACTTAAATACATAAGCGATAATTTAGGTAAAGATTCAGAAATGCAAGTACCCAAACTTGTAGAAGAAGCAATGTATAAATGTATTGCTTATTATATATTATCAACAAGAGCAAACACACCTGAGTATTTAGTTATGAGATTTAAAAAAGATAAATTTGCAGCTGTAAGAACAGCTAAGCTAAGATTATCTAATTTAAAGCTAGAAGAAATTACTCAAACAATGAGAGGTAAGTCTAAACAGATTAAACACTAAAATATGCCTGAAATTAAAAATGGTTTTATCAAGGGTAAAATGAATAAAGACCTTGATGAAAGATTAGTTCCTAATGGCGAATATAGAGATGCTTTAAATATCGACGTTGATTACTCGGAAGGTAGCGATGTTGGTGCATTAAAAAATATTTTAGGTAATACACAAAAAGATGCTGCTAATGGCTCAAGTGGTTCATTAGAATTAAATAGCGCCACGTGTATTGGTAAAGTTAAAGACACTGAAAACGATAAAATATATTGGTTTATAACTTCTGCATCAAAAGATATGATTGCTGAATACGATATTGCAACTGAGGCTGTAGATGCAATATTAGTTGACACAGGCTCTGTTTTAAATTTTAACACTAGTAATCTTATAACTGGAGTTAATGTTTTAGATGGAGTTTTATATTTTACGGATGATTTAAATGAGCCTCGTCAAGTTGATATAGAATATTGGAGAGCAAAAACAGCAAGTACTAATCAAACAGTAAGTACAGGTTTAGCTGCTGATAAAATTACAGTAATTAAAAAAGGACCATTAAAAGCGCCTACATTAAACATGAGTAGTTCAACAAGAGGTGGTTCTGGTACAAGTGGTAATCCAGCGGTAACATGTTCAACAACATTAGGGTCATCTTCTAGTACAACCTTAGTTAATTCAAAAGATTCAGGCGCAACAATATCAGGCACTTTTGTTAATAGCTCTGGTAGTAACTTGTTTAAAGCTAATGATGTTATAATATTTAAAGATGAATTTACAGATCCAACAGACGGAGATGTGACAAAAATAGAAGCAAGATTAAAATTAGCATCAAACCACACACAAGGTTCAACAACTTTTACAAATGCAGAAATATTAACTATTAGTAAAAGAGCTGTTGGAGGTGCTAGAACGTATACATGTTTATTACAAGAAGACGATCCGTTATTTGAATTAAAGTTTGCTAGATTTGCATATAGATATAAATACGGTGTTACAGAAAGTAATAATAAAGTAAGAGGTAATCAATATTCAACTATATCACCATTTTCAAATGTAGCTTTTTTACCAGATCCAACCGTAGGTAATAATACTGGATTTGAATTTAATGCGGAGTCTGGTTTTAATTTAGCTATGGTTAATAGTTTAAGAAGTTTAACTATTGAAAGCTTAGATGATAGAATATCTGCTGATGTACAGGAAATAGATGTTATATATAAAGACTCTGTTAGTAATAATGTTTATATTGTAGATACAATTAAAAGACAATCTAACGGAACTATAGCAAGTACATTTACAGTAAAAGATGAACAAATATTTAAAGTATTACCATCTAATCAATTATTAAGAATATTTGACAGCGTACCTAAAAAGGCTAAAGCACAAGATATAACAGCAAATAGACTTATATATGGTAACTATGTACAAAATTTTGATTTATTAGACTCTAGTAATAACCCTATAACTCCAACATTTGATTTAAGTTTAGTTAATAGATATACAGCCGGCGCTTCAGATAGAAACGAAAGGCAATCTATAAAATCAAATAGAACATATCAAATAGGTGTTGTTTATTCAGATGAATACGGAAGACAAACGCCTGTGCTAACAGATAACTCAGGAATTATAAAAGTACCAGTGGGCGAATCAAAAAACATGACTAAGTTTAATGTTGCTGTTACTTCTAATCCACCTGCATTTGCTACAGATTATAAATATTTTATAAAAGAAATATCTAAAACAACTCATAACATAGTAGCTGATAGTTTTTATCAAGATGAACAAGGTTATGTATATATATCAATGCCTTCTTCCGAAGTAAACAAAGTAAAAGCAGATGATATTATAATATTAAAAAAGAAATCTGGTAATACTTTTTCAGATATTACTACAAAATTTAAAGTATTAGATAAGCTTACTACACCACCTGATTTTCTTGCAAAACCTATGAAAATATCTTATAGGCCAGATTATTTTAAATTTAGTTTAAATTTTGAAAACGATAATGCTGATTTTATAAATAATCAAGTTATAAGACCTGGGGCTACACCTGTTCCTAATAGAAATAGAATTACTATTAATAGAATGTATAAGTTAGGGGTTGATCCAGCAGAAAGTAAAATATCATCTGGTGCTTTTTCAGGTGATACAGCTGGAGTTTCAAAACAAGCTTTTGCAGCATTAGCACCTGGTAAATTTGCTCAATTTGTATTAGGTAATGATAAATCTGAAATATACGAAGTTGCATCAATAGAATCAAACACTGACGATAATGATGATGTAGAAGTTCATTTTGTTGAAGAATTTGGTCAAGATGTTACATTTATATATGAAGATTATGATAGTTCATTAGAATTAAATTTTGCGTCTGCTAATACAACAAAAATTAAAGAAGGTGTTAAATTATGTGCTGTAGAACAAGTTGATGAAAGCGGTAAAGCAGAATTTCAAGGAAGATTTTTTATTAAAATTAAAGCTGATGATAATTTAATAGAAGAATTAAAAGGAACAACAAATTTTGAAAATTTAAATGCTATTAGTACTGTATTAATAAATGGTCAAAATGATAATGACCCAAGAAACTTTCAGTTAAGGTTTGGTGGTAAGAAAAATGTTAATTCTTCAAATTTTGGAAATACTAATGATGCTAGCCTTGGTGGTTGGGATGGTTTTGGTGAATCTTCACCTGGAACATATCCAAATTCAATATTTCCTGCTAGTAAATTAAGTGATGGATTTCATTTTGCAATTGAAACAGATAAACCTTTTAGTGATGCAGATTCTAAATATGGTTCTATGCCTTTTGTTTTAGGGCTAAAAAAAGGTAATTATGTTCAATTTGATAATTCAGGCGCAGGTGCGGGCAGTGGCACTATAGTACAAGATACAAATTATTATAAAATAGAAGAAGTATTTCAAGCAACAAGAACTACAGAAGATGAGGTTTTTACTATAAGGCTTGATAGAGATTTACAAGAAGACTTAACATTTTTTAGTGGCGATGGCGCTAGCCCAGAGTTTTCAATGACAGTTTTTGAATACAAAGATAAAAGCTTAGTAAATATCGTAAATCCACCTATTTTTGAAGTTGAACCGCAAGATGATGTTGATATTGATATATATTATGAAACTCAAGAAAGTTTTTCAGTATCTAGTAATCATGGAAATGTAAATTCATTATCATATTTTAATTGTTTTAGTTTTGAAAATGGTGTTGAATCTTTTATAATAAGAGATGATTTTAATGCGCCAGCTATGGGCAAAGGAGTTAGGGTATCAACTATATTTGAAGATAATTATCAAGAAGAAAGAATAAAAACTGGATTAATATTTTCACAAATATATAACGGTAAAAACGGAACAAACCATTTAAATCAATTTATTATAGCTGAACCTATAACAAAAGATTTAAATCCTCAATATGGTAGTATACAATTATTACATACTAGATATAATGATATAATAGCATACTGTGAAGATAAAATATTAAAAATATTAACAAATAAAGACGCATTATTCAATGCTGACGGTAATGCTAATGTAACATCAAATACAGCTGTTTTAGGACAAGCGATACCTTATAATTCAAATTATGGTATAAGTACAAACCCTGAAAGCTTTGCAGATTTTACATATCGAGCATATTTTACAGATAAAAAGAACGGTGTAGTTATCAGACACTCAGCAGATGGCATGGAAGAAGTATCTAATTATGGTATGAAAGATTTTTTTAAAGATAACTTAAGAGCGCAAACAGGTTTTATACATGGTTCTTATGATGAAAAGAAAGGCCAATATAATGTTAGCCTTCCAACTAGCGCTAATACGACAGCATCATTTTCAGAATCTATAAATGGTTGGCCTAGTAGAAAATCATTTATACAAGAAGGTGGTTTAAGTATAAATAATAAATATTTTACTTTTAAAAACGGACATATATATGAACATCATTCCGGAACTAGAAATACATTTTATGGAACTAAAACTGATTCTGAAGTAAGCTTTATATTTAATGAAGCCCCTGCTAATATGAAAAACTTTAGAACATTAAATTATGAAGGTGATAGTGGGTGGACTTGTGAAAGTATAGTTACAGATCAACAAGATGGGTCTGTATCTAGTTTTACTAAAAAAGAAAATAAATATTTTAACTTTATAAGCGGTGTTGAAGAAACAGAAAGTACAGTAGATCTTACCGCATTAAATGTACAAGGCTTAGGAGCTTTTGCTTCACAAGCTGTATCAGGAAGTAATAGAATATTTACATTTGGTTTTGCGCTAGATATGAATGTTGGCATAGGAGATAAATTATATTATGTAGATTCATCTAATAATAGTCAAGATTTAGGTAAAATAACAGCTATAAGTACAGCTAATAAAACAATAACTATAGCTAATGGCGGCGAAGCACCTCAAGCATCTGCATATATGTTTTATGCAAAAAATGCAAAATTTGAAACATCTGGCCTTTTAGGGTACTTTGCAGATACAAAAATGAAAAATACATCAACAGATTTAAAAGAACTGTACTCAGTTGGTTCTGAGATTAGTATAAGCAGTTAATATGTAATTATAATATAAAGAATAAATTATGGATCCATTCACAACAGCATCAGTAGCGTCGGCTGGTATAAAAGCAGCAGGACAGGCAGTAGGGGGCTTAGTTAAGTTTGGCGCTAGCTTATTTGGTGGCGGTAAGAGAAGACGTGAACAGAGAAGAGCAGCTAAAGAATTAGCGCAAGAAAAAGCTAAGTTTGAGCAATTAGATACTTCTAATCCTTATAAAAATATAACCAACCCTTACGAAAATCTTACTGTAAATACACAAGCGGCAGATTTTGCAGCTCAACAAGCAGCTCAAGGCGCAGCAAATGTTATGAGTGGTTTAGCAGCATCCGCAGGTGGTGGTGGTATTGCAGCATTAGCGCAATCTATGGCTAATTCTCAAAACCAACAAGCGCAACAAGCTGCAGCAAGTATTGCTCAACAAGAAAGACAAAATGCTGTTATGGGTGCACAAGGTGAAAGTCAAAGACAAATGGCTGTAGCAGGCGGTGAAGCACAATCACAAAAAATGGCTTATGAAAAACAAAGCACATTACTTGGTATGGCTCAACAAAGAAAAGCAGCAGCGGATGAAGCAAGAAAAGAAGCAACTAATCAATTAGTTGGTGGATTAACAGATATGGCTGGTGGAGCAGCAGGGGCCGTGGCAGCAAGCAAAGGCTTCGAGGGTATGACAGCAGAAGATGGTAATCCCGGTAAAAAATTATTTAATGTTTTAGGCATATAATTATGGCAGATAAAAATTTAATATTAGGAGCAAGAATGGCGGCAGGCAGTTTTAATACTGGCTTATCAGACGTAGTAGATAGAAGTATTAATAGAGCTGTTGGTAATATAACAGGAGCTTTAGAGGCGCAAGCTAAATATCAACAAGAAATAGATAGAAGAGCTTTTGATATTATAAATAAATTTCCGCCAGATATAAACTTTTCTAAAGTTGATGGAGTGCATGTCGAACAATTACAGGCATGGGCTGGCCAACAAAAAAATAATTATTATGATTTAGCAAGACAACTTGCTGGTATGCGTGTAGGCAGTAATGAGTTTATGGAAACACAATCAAAACTTAATACTATAAAAGGAGCTTATATAAACGCAAATGATAATTTAATTAATTTACAAGCTAAAAGAACTGAATGGACTCAAAATAGACAATCAATATCAAAAGGTGTACATAATGAAAATATACCTATGGCTGCTTTTGATAAATTATTATTACCTGAAGCTGAATATACAATGAGTTATGATGATTTTGGTAATCCTACATATGTAGTAAGTGTTGACGGCAAAGAATACAGTATAACAGATAAAGATTTAAACTGGTATCAAAAAGATGACGAATTTGCTTTATATTCTTCAAAAACAGCAAAAGATGCAGATACCTTAGGTATGTCTGGTGTACAAATTACACCTGAAAGTTATCATTATAATAGTTTAAAAAATTCATTATCTTTAACATTAGATCAAGGCGGCGAAGAAAGATATAAATCTATATTATCAGATGATTTATTTGATGGTATACCTTTAGATTTTACAGCTGAAGAAAAAGCTGAATACATGAAAGACCCTATTAGCGCTAAAGAAGCTATTATGGATAAAATGTTAAAACATTTTATGAATGTTAATCAAATGGGTTATAACAATTATTTAAAAGCACAACAAGCAAAGGGAACTGATAGTCCTTTTACAGCAGGTGATCAATTTAATTTGTTGTCTTTTCAAGGAACTTATAATGATGCGTTAAATTTTATTGATGCTAATCCAAATGCTGGTCAAGTTAAAGATTTATTAGTTAGAACAGATATTAACAATGCTAATAAATACGCTACAGGTAAAGAGTTAAACGATATGATTGGTGATGATGCTGAAGATTATGATAGTAATCTTTTATATGTTTATAGTACAGATGCTAAAGGTAATCTTGAAGCAAGTCCTATTAATTTAAATGACGAAGCTATATTTGATATATATATGGATTCATATGGCGCCCCTCCTAACGTAACAGCATTATTTAAAAATAATACATCATTTACTAATAAAAGAAACCCTAGTATTAATAACAATAATTTGCTTAATATTAATATGAAAAATATTATGCAAAATAAACCTAGCGGAAACGTACCCACAATTGATAGATCAGACAGAAGTTTTAAAGAGTTAAACCCCGGTTTTTTTCAAGACTTAATTGAAAATTTAGATAATGAAGGCGGTGTAAATACAGATAGACTATAAATGGAAGAATTACTCAGAGCGTTATATGGAAAATACGCTGCAGATTTGAGTCCGAGTGAAGTTGATAATAAAATTAGATACGCTTTAACATTAGACCCAAATGATGCAATAGACGGTATTTATAAAAAATATACTGGTGAGGGACCAACTTCTGATCAAGTGTCTTATATTGTTGAGCATCTACAATCTCAACATTCTAAAGAAGCGCCCGTAAAGCCTAATTTTTGGCAATCTATTGGTATAGGTATGAAAAAGATATATAAAGGCGCTGCAGCTGAAGGGCCTATGATGTCAGCAGGAAATAGACTTACCGAAATAAATAAAAAAATCAATTTTATAAATAACAATCCTGATTCTAATAGTTTTTTAGTAGGCGGATATTATTCTCAAAAAGAAGGATATACTATAGGTGCAGAAGAAAAAAACAGAGAAGAAGCTTTAGAGTTTTATAAACAAGAAAAAGCTAGACAAGAAAATATTTGGTTAGAAAATTTTGTACAAGCAGAAGAAATTCAAGCTGAAATTGATAAATATGAAAGAGCTAAAGTGTTTGAGGAAGATGGTGGTATTGATTTAACATTACAAGAAACAGGTCAAATTATAGGTGAACAAATACCTCAAATGTTAGGTAGTTTTTTTGGCGGTACATATTTTCAAGAAGCGGGTGGTGTTATGGACAGGGCTTTAACTAAACAAGCTATTAAAGATTTAGGTATATCTGAACAAGAATTTATGTCTTTAGACTCTAACGAAAAAGCTAAAGCTTTTTTAAATATAATAAATGATGGCAGAGCTGAAGATATATTAGATGATGCACATAGAGTGGGTTTACAAAACCAAGTATTAGATTATGCAAGTAATCTATTTTTAGTAGGTAAATCAGTAAAATTTATACCAAAAGATGCTTGGAGAAGAGCTTTAAAAGGACAATACGATGAATTAGGTAAAGGAATATGGGATAGAGGAGTAAAGCCGCAAATTTTAGAAGTGTTAACAGAAAATTTACAAGAGGTAAATTCCGCATTAACTGTTGGCGATAATATAACTGCTGATTTAATTTTAGAAACTACAGCTCAAACTATTATAGGCGCTGGAGGTATTCAAGTAAGTGTTGGAGGTACAAGTTTTGCATATAATGAAGGTATGTCGCAATATGCGGCGTTAACTGATCCTAATAGTGTAGCTGCTCTTGCGAAAAAAATGCGAACTCAAATTAAAAATGATCGTAGAAGAAGTGAAAACAATAAGCTAGATTTATTAAGACAAATAGATATAGCAGAAAGTTTAACTAAAAATAGTGAATTTAATAATTTAAATCCAGAAGCTAGATCAGAGTTTTTTAAACAAGAATATATAAGGCAAAAACAATTTGATAAAATTGAAGCATTAGAAAAAAAATTTGAAAATAGACCTAATGATGTAGAATTAGAATTTCAAATAAATGAAGCTAAATTAGAGTTAGCAAATATTCAGCAAAATATGACTAGTATTTTGTATTTTAATAACTATAAAGCCAACGGGTTTAAACTTGCTGAATACATAAATGCTAAAAAAACAGGATTTTTTGCTGATAAAAATGTTGTTATAAGAAATACAAAAGAAGAATTAGAAAAGTTTTTACAAAATACTAACCCTGAACTTCTTAATAATAAGTCAATACAAAACTTATTAAACGGAACATCAAATGGCGTGTTATCCCCAGATGGTAAAACTGCTTATATTATAAATGAAAATATAAAGAATAACAGTATTAAAAAAGAAAATAACATTAGAAAAAGCGGCGCAGCAGGTAGAGAAGCTGGTAATGTTGTTCATCACGAAGTAATACACATGTTATTCCATGGTATCAAAGATGCTGATAGATTAAAAATGAGAAATGAAATTGATGCCGCATTATCTCAAAATAAAGATCCAGAAGTACAAAAAATATATGAAGCTTTACAAGAAAGATTAAAAGCTTATGAGGGTACATCAGAATCCATACAAACTCATGAATTTTTTGCAGGTCTTTCAGATGTTCTTAGCCCCATACAAGCTATTAAAAATATTGAACAAGCGAGTATATTTACTAAAATAGGTAGAATATTTAATAAAAATTTAAATGTATTAAACTTACCTGATATTATAAATGGACAAAACGCATTAGAAATAATGCAAAAATATAATTCATTTAATGGTGTAGAAATTTCAACAAGGCAAGCCGCTGAACAAGTTGTGGGCGATGTTGCTAATCTTACAGCACAAGGTGATGTTCAATTAGAAGAACTAGAATCTAAAGAAATAGATACCGCAACTATATCAGACACTTTAGATCAATACATAACAGATGAAATTAACTCTAAAGAAGCCTTCCAAGCAAGCGACAGCGCAAGAGCTGGTGTTTATACTGAAATAGAACAAAATAATGTACTTGATGGTTTTATAACTAATTTAATATTAGATGATGATAACTTAGGTGGATTAGACACGGTAATACAATATGATGCGCTTAGGAAAATAAAAGAAAGAATAGTTGATAGAATATTTAAAAACTTTGACCCTAATTTAGAAGGCAGTAAAAGAAGTTTATTTAGTTATATATACGGGGATGCTAAAAGTAAAGGTAAAGGAGGAATTGCTATTAGGGCATTACAAGATATAAAGAAAGAATATGCTCAAGACCCTAAAACTACTTCAATGCAGACTGAAGATGGTGGCACTATAGATATTGCAGATGAAACTATAGTTGATATTGAAGATCAAATAGATAATAAAATATTAAGTGAAAACATAGAGAACACTACAAATCCTAAAATTGAAGAAGAGATAGATATACTTTCTGAAGAAGATACAAACGATATAACAAATTTTATATCTCAAATATTTGGTGAAGAAGTTATATTAAATCCTAAAGATCCTAACTTTAGAAATAAAATAAGAGAAGTATACGAAAAGGCTGTAATGCCTAAAATAAGAAAAGCAGCGGGTAATTTTAAAGTTTTTTATGATAATTACATTGAAAAATTATTTGATCCTGCTAAAAAATTATTATCAATACAATATTTATATCAAGCTGAAAGAAGTTTAGAAGATAAAAATTTTGCTGAATTTGATAAAAGACTAACTACGCAAAAAGAAATAAGAAAAGCACGAGATGAAAAAAATGCTTATGTTGAAAATGAAGCACAAGGTGTTGATAGATATAATAGATTAAAATTTAATAAAGAGGCAACAGATAATTATTATGAGCCTAATAATACTAAACCAAACTCTACAATAAGAGCAAGAAGAAACAAACTTTTTTCTGAAATTGGTAAAGAAATCTTATTTAATTTAACACCTCAACAACTTAAAAAATCTACACTTACAGAAGAAGAAAGAGCTATTGCTGCTAAAAAAATAGAAAGAAGTTTAGAAAGTAAATCAATTGCTGATGCTGTTGGCTTAGGTGATTTATATTACGAATTAAAAATTGGTGATATGGATGCAGCTAGAAAATATGCTAATCAATGGGTTAAAATATTACCATATTTTGATGACTATCCAGGTTTATTAAATTTAGGTACATTTACAACTGGTTTAGAAAACGAAGGATTAATTGATCAAAAACAAAAAGCTGAGATAGTAAAAATATTATTAGCGGGTTCAGATAAATGGTATGGTAATAAATATAAATCATATGGTAAACCTGCAAAAAAAGGTGAAGAAGACTATTACAAAGGCGCAGCGTTTAAAAAATCAGATCTTACTAGAGATGTAAAAGATTTGGAAAAAATGAATGATAGATATGTTAATGCTGGTGTTCACTTATGGGTAGGTATAAATGAGGCTGTAAATGATACAAAAGAAGGCGACCAAAATTATATAGCTATAATACATTATCTTCGTAATGCTGTAAAGGAAAGAGCTCATGTGCATAGAAGAATGGCTAGGCTTGTAGGTTTTGATGTTGTTGCTGCTGCAGGTAATCAAGAAATGACATTTGAGCATGCAATGCAAAACAAAAGAGCTTATAGAGAATTATTAATAGGAGCTAAAAAACCTATAATACCTTATTATGAATTATTAGGTATAGTTTTAGATAACTATGTTTTAATTGGTATGTCAAAGGAAGATGCTAAAATAGTAGACGGTACTACTTTTGCTTTAGCTGACGGTAGAAGAGTAAGCTACTCAAGAGGCATGGGTAGAGACTGGAGTATATTTAGAGATAAATGGATTGCAAGATATGCTAATCCTGATGTTGCAAAAAATGGCGGGCTTAATTTTAAAAATTTAAAAACACTAAATGGCGTTACATTTGAAAAAGCTTATAATGTAAAAAATGACGGAACAATAATAAATGAAGCTTTAGAAAGCAAAGAACAAAATTTAGATAAAGATTTTAACGATATTATAGAGCAAAAGAAAGGAGCTAAATTTGCATCTAATACAAGATATACAAGCAGAGAAGCTAGAAGGCAAGCGGCTAAAGCAGGGCCAAAAGGTATATTTAGATTTTTTATACCACCAGGCGCAGAAGATTTTCAAGGATTAATGTATGCAGTATTACCAAAAGGTAATTTAGGTAATATAGCTATGGAATGGTTTAGACAAAATTTATTTAGACCATATGCTTTAGCAATTGAAAATATAAATAGAGAAAGAATAGCTTTAATGAATGATTTTAAAGCTGCTAAAAAAGGATTAAAAAATTCTTCTACTTTATTAAAAAAAGAAATACTTGGAGGTAAATTTACTAATCAAGACGCTATAAGAGTTTGGATTTGGAATAAACAAGGTATGACAATACCAGGATTAAGCGAAAGTGATAAAAATAAATTAATATCAATAGTTGAAAAAAGAAAAGGATTTCTTAAGTTTGCTAAGCAGTTAATAGCAATAAACAAAGAAGACGGTTATATAAAACCTGATAACAACTGGGATTTAGGTACTATAAGAACAGATTTATATGAAAATATAAATCAAGTAAAAAGACAAAGATATTTAAAAGATTGGAATAACAATGTAGAACAAATATTCAATCAAGATAATTTAAACAAATTAGAAGCTGCATTTGGTAGTGATTATAGAAATGCTTTAGAAAATATTTTAAGAAGAATGAAGTCTGGTAGAAATAGACCAGGCGGCGGGGATAAAGAAATTAATGCGTATTTAGAGTGGATTAATAACTCTGTGGGTGTTATCATGTTCTTAAACGTAAGATCAGCAATGCTGCAGATGATTTCTACTGTAAACTATATAAACTGGACAGATAATAATCCATTAAAAGCAGCAAAAGCATTTGCAAATCAAAAACAATTTTGGGCTGATTTTAAAATGATATATAATTCTGACTTTCTAGTTGAAAGAAGAGGAGGCCTACAAATAAATATAAATGAATCTGAAATAGCTGAAGCTGCTGAAAGAGGTGGCGTAAGAGGTACTATAAATTATTTATTAAAACAAGGTTTTGTATTAACAAGAGCGGCTGATAGTTTTGCTATTGCAAACGGAGGTGCAGCAATGTATAGAAATAGAGTTAATACATATTTAGGACAAGGGTTATCAAAACAAGAAGCTGAAGCAAAAGCATTCCAAGACTTTAGAGAGCTAACAGAAGAAGCGCAACAATCATCTAGGCCAGACAAAATATCAAGACAACAATCAAGTGAAGCTGGCCGTATATTATTAGCTTTTGCCAATACTCCTATGCAGTATACCAGATTAATGAAAAGAGCCGTTCAAGATTTAGCTGCAGGCAGAGGTGATTGGAGAACTAATATGTCTAAGTTAATGTATTATGGAGTTGTACAAAACTTTATATTTAACGCTATGCAACAAGCATTATTTGCTATCGGATTTATTCCTGAAGATGAGTTAGAAGAAGACGAAGAAACAAAAAGAGCAGTAAAGCTTGCTGGTGGCATGCTGGATTCAATATTAAGAGGTACTGGCTTTGTAGGTAATGGCGTAATGGTATTGAAAAACTTTATTATGGATATTTATAGAAGAACACAATTAGATAGACCACAATACGAAAAATCTATATTTAAGTTAGCAACAGTTTCACCACCTATATCATCTAAAGTTTCAAAATTAAGACAAGCAGCTTATACATTTGACAGTGAAATGGATATTGTATTAGACGAAGGTTTAAGTCTAGATAATCCTGCTAATATGGCTATAGCACAATTAGTTTCTGCTGGTACTAACGTTCCTTTAGACAGAGTTGTTAGATTATTTGATAACTATAGAGCTGCAGTAGCAGAAGACGCAGAAGCTTGGCAAAGAGTTGCATTAGTGTTGGGATGGGGTACATGGGAATTGAACATGGAAGACGATAATGAAGGATTAAGAATAAAAAAGAAAAAATTAGAGCACAAAAAATTTCAAAAGAAAAAAGTAAAAAGGAGAAAAATAAAATAAATAGTTATGGCAAAAGACGCATGTTATAAAAAAGTAAAGGCAAGGTACAAAGTATTTCCTTCTGCATACGCTAGCGGAGCTATTGCAAAGTGTAGAAAAGTGGGTGCTGCTAACTGGGGTAATAAATCTAAAAAATAAATTATGGCTAAAAAAGACTACAAACCACATATGATGTACTGTAAAGACGGTACTGAACATGAAGCAAAAACATATCAGCAACATTTAAAATTAAAAAACAAAGGTTGCGGTCATAAAAAATTTAAAAATGGCGGTAAGAAAAAGTGAAAAAGGCGCTAATTTAAAGCGTTGGTTTAAAGAAGAATGGGTTGATGTTAGAACAGGTAAGCCTTGCGGTAGACGTAAAGGTGAAAAAAGAGGTGTGCCATATTGTAGACCTAAGAAAAGAATATCTAGCAAGACTGGTAAAACAGCTAGCGAAATGTCAGCTTCTGAAAAAGCAGCTAAGATAAGAGAGAAAAAAGCATTAGGCCAACCTGCAGGTAAACCAAGAAGAGTAAAAAACATTAAATAAAATAAAAAATAGGTAATTAATTATAGTATATATGGCAACTGAAATCTCTGAGAATACTCAATTAAAATTAGACCTCAAAACGATAGGAATTATTGTAGCGGGAGCAATATCGCTAGCAAGCATGTATTTTGTTATGGCCGCTGATATAGAGGAGGCTAAGCAATTACCTAAAGCGCCTGTAAGTGAAGTTGAATTCCAGTACAAGGATAAAATGATTCGTCAAACAATTGAGTTAACTCAAAAAGATGTTGAAGCAATAAAATCTGATGTAGAGTCTATGAAGATAACATTAGAAAAACTTGACGAGCGCTTGTACGATTTACAAAAAAATCGATAATGAAATATTTAAAATTATTATTATTATTATTTACTGTATCAAGTTATTCTCAATATAAAGATGGAATATCAATTGTACAGTTTAGTGCTGAATTTGTACAAGAAAATGAAATATCATTAAAAAAATTTAGTGATCATAATACTCATTTATTTTATTTAAGTAAGCATGGTGATCATTTTGCGACTGAAGAAATAATATATATACCAACAGTTATATTATTTCATAACGGTGAGCAAATATTAAAAATTGAATCAGGTGTTACGTTAAAGCTGCCTGAAAATACTGTAGATAAAATAGAAAACGCTATTGACGAAATTTTAGAAAACACATTTTAACATGAAAAAACTATTATTAGTACTTTGTTTATTAATTTCATTTAATTCAAATGCACAGTTTTTAAAAGAACTTTATAAAGACTTTTTAAAATATGGTACGTTTTATGTAGCAGGTGATGCTTCAAATGCGTACGAACAAACATACAAAGATTACTTTGTAGAAAGACCAGCAGATGGTGATTTATATAGTATACCTAGGGTTATTGATGTAACTAACTATTACCCAATGGATTACAGAGTTGGTTTAGGATTTAGAAAATTAGCTAGATTTGGTTATGAAGTAAAAGCTAAAGATTATTACGACGGTACTGAAAATAATAAATCATTATCAGCGCCTACATCATCAGTAAAAGGCCTTGAATATTTATTTCATTATGAAAAAGAAAGAGAACGAGGTGAAGAGTTTTTTAATTCTAGATTCTTTATAAGACATGTTGGTAAGTATCATATTGTTAAATTAGAACAAAGAGAAGAAGGTAATGTTAATTTTAAATATCAATCAGCTGAAGTAAGAGCAAGATTACCTATAGGAAAAAAATTTAGTATATCTGCGGGAGCAATATACCGTACACATGAACAACCATATGGTTATAATCCAATTGAAATATGGTTAAATGAAATTGAAGAATGGACTAATCCTCAAACAGGTGAGGTTATAGAATATCCTGCTAATCCATGGTATAGTCTTGGATATGTATATGGATATAGCGATCATTATACAACATATACAGATGTTGCAACAGGTGAAGTAATGTATGACTGGATATGGAAAAATTCTAATGATCAAATAGTTGCATATAGCGATTTAGACTTTCGTAATAGTATATTCGGTGGTTTAATGAATTTATATAATCAAGAGCAATGGTCTTTAATAGATGCTTTTGGAGAAGTAGCGCCTGTAGTTGGATTTGATTTTTATCATTATAGAAAGAATTTTTGGTTACACGCTTATGGTAATTACATTTTGCCTTTCCACGAATACGTACAAGGCGATGTAAATGTAAGTTACCTTAATAGAAATAACTGGGGTAAAGGTGGATTAAGAGAAGATTCAGAATTACAGCAGTGGGATGATTACCAGGCAGGCGTAATATTTGGCTGGAAATTAAGCAAAACAATAGGAATATTTGCTGAAGCAGAATATACTAAATTTTGGGACTCTGAAATTTATAATTCTTCAGTAGGCATAAACTTTACATTTAGATAAATATGGCAACACAAATCGGAGAAGATACTCAAGTGCAACTTGACCTTAAAACGATCGG